TTCATGCTTCCTTTCGGTGAAGCATGGACCAGATCATTCATACACAGAAGATCGGACACTCTCAACCTGAATAGCCAAACACTGTCCACACCTTTGCTCTTAAAGCCTGAGACTGTCTCTAAGGGATCACTAAAGGCCTTGCGGGTTGTTGACCCGAACTGGGCCACGCCGAACCAATACGGCACAACAACACCCCTCAGCGCAGATTTCTACAAGCCAACGACATGGTGGGTGCAGGGAACGAACCTACACTCTAGCCGCCTCCTGCGGTTCGTGTCGCGTGATGTGCCTGACATTATCAAGCCGTGTTACAATTTTGGGGGTGTCGCTTTAACACAGCTTGCAAAGCCGTACGTCGATAACTGGTTGCGCACCAGGCAATCTGTTTCTGATCTGGTCAATGCGTTCTCTATTGTGGCGCTATCCACGGATATGGCGACCTACGCGCAAGATCCAGAAGGCCTGATCGGGCGCGTCGAAGCATTCAATCGTTTCCGCTCCAATCGTGGCACTTTCGTGCTGGATAAAGACAAAGAGACGATTCAGATACTCAATGCCGCTCTGGCGGGGTTAGATAAGCTGCAAGCGCAGTCGCAGGAGCAAATGTGCAGCGTAGCGCAGACGCCGCTGGTCAAGTTTACAGGCATCACACCGAGCGGTCTTAATGCTTCATCTGATGGCGAAATACGGGTCTTTTATGACCGCGTTAGCGCGCATCAGGAGAGGTTTCTACGCCCTAACCTTACAACTATCATGCACCTTTGCATGCTTAGTCTTTGGGGCGAGATTGACCCTGATATTGAGTTCCACTTCCGACCACTTTGGCAGTTGAGCGAGGTAGAGCAGGCCACCGTAGATAAAACGGTGGCAGATACGCGTGCGGTTTACGAGACGTGTGGGGCTGTATCAAACGAAGAACTCCGGCAAGCTGCTGCGAACGATGAGAAGCCAATGTTTCCGGGTGTTGATCTGTCAGGGCCTGCGCCGCCAGAACCCGCTTCCAGTCTGCCGCAGTTTGGAGGCGGAAACGCCTTGGAGGGGGCTGATGAATGAGCGCGTTCATCGCTCAATCCGTAGAGCCAGGGCAACGCGTGAAGCGGCCTCGGCCTATGAGGGCGAATGCGGGGGTCCGAGCTGCCTATCATGAGGTGTTACTGCGAGAAATTGCGGCAATGCGGCATGATGTGACGACTACGATCCTGCGCGAGTATCGCGGGAACTACCCTCATCTAGCGCAAGACGCTTCTCCGCTTGAAGGCCTTCATAGAACCTTCGGTCGCTTGATGGATAAATGGCAGTCTCGATTTGATTCTTTCGCGGAAATAGCTGCGCAAGGTTTTGTGGGGCAGGCCGCATCGAGTGCAACGCGCGGTGTGTCTTCAGCGCTCAAAGACCTCGGGTTCACAGTCAAGTTCCAGAGATCGCATACCGTAAATCTTGCGATAGAAGGATGTCTTGCTGAGAACGTAAATCTGATCAAGTCCATTCCGTCAGGATGCCTGGGGGAGGTGGTAGATTTAGTCGAGACGTCTGCAAAATCAGGGCGCGATATTGGAGCTCTCACCAAGGACATCAAGTCTCGATTTGATGTGGCTGATAGCCGTGCGGCGCTGATTGCTCGAGACCAGAACAACAAGGTGACAGCCAACGTCACACGGGCGCGGCAAAAAGAGCTCGGCATCAAGCAGGGGCGCTGGCGGCACTCGGGTTTTAGCACAGCACCACGCCCGTCGCATGTGGCTGCGGACGGCGAAATCTTTGATCTCGACAAAGGTCTTTACCTGGACGGGAAGTGGGTTTTGCCTGGCGAGGCCATCAACTGCGGCTGCACATGGACAATGATTATCCCAGGATACAATGATGGCCAACCATGACCGCGTGCAGGTCGCGCTGGATGCCATGCAGAGCGTGCGTGAGAAAAGCCCTGAGGGCCATCTGCGCATCACGCGCTGCGTGCTCTCCAGCGCCTGCGTATGCCCTTATTACGGGCGCGAGATACCCGGATGGGAAACGTTAGGCCTGCAGCCTGACACCATTTACCAGCTTTACCGTGACCCGACGTCGCTGGCACAGGCTGCAGCGACGATGGACGGCAAGCCGGTCTTGTTCCGGCACAAGCCAGTCTCTGCCGATGACCACCCGAAAGAAATCACGGTTGGCGGGGTAAGTGCGACCCGATGGGAAGACCCAGATCTGATTGGCTCCTTCACGGTCTGGGACCAAGAGGCGATCGACGCCATTGAGAGCGGCGACCTCAAAGCAGTTTCGGCGGGCTACGCATACCGGGCGATTGCTCAGGGCGGCGTTCACGACGGGCAACCGTACAGCCTGACGATGGTGGATATCGTTTTTAATCATTTGGCTCTGGTTTCGGTGCCGCGTGTGCCGAACGCCGTCATTGGCGACCAGAACACAACAACGGAGGCCGCATTGGCAACCAAAACCCCTGCACGAAACAAAGATTTTCGCGCGAAACTGCTGGCGTCAGTGCGTCCATTCCTGGCGCAGGACGCAGACGCGACCAAGCTGGAAAAGGCGCTCGACGATCTCGAGGAGGCGACGCCCGTACCACCGGGGGGAGCCATTCCCGGCAAAGGCGATCCGAAAGAAGGATCTGCCAAGGACGCTTCCCCGGAGGAGTTGGCAGAAATTCTGCGCAACAGCGGTCTCACCGATGATCAGATTGCACTGTGTTGTGCCGCTCTCGCTCCTCCCGGTCTGGATGAAGGGGAAGAGGCTGCGCGCCGCAATGAAGCCGTTGGCGCGGAAAAGGCCGACATTGAAAAGAAATTGAAGGACGCCGGTCTGTCCGACGAGCAGATCGCTGCAGCTCTAGCTGCAAAACCAAGTGGAAGCACGCCCCCGGCAATGGATCAGGGTATTTCCGTTCAGGCAATGGACGCTGCGATTGCGCAAGCCGTCCGCAAAGCCGAGCAGGCAACTATCCAGCGGGTCAATGCGCTCCATACGGCGCGTGAAGCCGTGAGGCCGTATGTTGGTGAGGTATCCGGGATGGACAGTGCTGCGGGGGTCTATGGCTTCGCGCTTAAAGAGGCTGGCTATGACGTGAAGGGTCTTGATGAGGCCACGCTGTGCCAGATCTGGAAAACCCACACAAAAATGCAGGATGCGGCACAGAAACCAGTGGCGCATATCGCACAGGATAGCGGCGAAACCGCCAGCTTCCGAGATGAGTATGGCCTTGGCCGTATCGGAGTGAAAGCATAACAATGGCATTTCAGCAGCAAGTTAACGTCGAACCCGCGCTTGGTGTCGCGGGCGACTTCGCATCGATGAATCCTATTGCCAACGTGCTTGCCGGCGAAGGAGCGTTGGTTGCAGGTGATGGCGGCCTCGTAGTTGGGGTGTTTGGTTGGGTGCAGGCCGACGGTCGCAGTGTCCTCAACAAGCCGCCTTCCGGCTCTACGGCGGCCCCGGACGGGTTCGTGCATCGTGACCTTACTGGACAGATCACGAATTTTTACGATGAATCCTCGATGGTTGTACCAGAGGGATACATGGTGAGCCTGTACGCAGCTGGTGATTTCTTTGCCAGCGCCAGCACGGCGGCAACACGGGGGCAGAAAATCTTTGCCTCGACAACTGACGGCAGCATTTCCACCGGGGCGGCAGGCGCAACGGTAGCTGGATACGTCGAAACCAAATTCTACGCCGCAAGCACATGCGCGGCGGGAGAACTGGTCAAAATCTCCACGTGGGACCACGCATAATGAACGCATTTACCGCACAACTGGCGGAACTATCCCGCCTCGGCTTTGTGATGCCCGATGCAAAAGGGATCATCAAAAACGAAATGCTGGCAACGGATGCCATGGCGATGGATGCACAGCCGACGCTGTCCACCACGCCGAACGCGGGCATCCCGGCCTTCATGAGCGCTTGGATTGATCCCAAACTCATCAAGGTAGCGTTCTCGCCTATGCGAGGAGGGGAGATCGGCGGTGAAGTAAAAAAGGGCGACTGGGTCACACGTACCGCCATTTTCCCGATGATCGAAACGACCGGCGAAGTATCCAGCTATGGTGACTGGAATAACAATGGGCAGGTCAATCTTAACCCTGAATTTCCTGAGCGCCAGTCCTACCATTATCAGGCATTTGCCACGTGGGGGGAAATGGAGGTTGAGTTGGCAGGCCAAATGCGCCTGCAGTGGGTCGCAAGCTTGCGTTCAGCGGCAGCGACCAAACTGAACAAGTTCCAGGACCGTTCTTACTTTTACGGCGTCAACGGCTTGCGTAACTATGGGTGGCTTAATGACCCACGGCTGAACGCAGCCATTGCACCTGCGGCAAAAGCTGCAGGCGGCACAACGTGGGAAGTAGCGACACCAGAAGAGCGGCAAGATGATATCATTGATCTCATCAATCAGCTCCGCAAGCAGACTGCTGGCTTTGTTGAGACTGACAGTAATATCACCATTGGTCTCTCGCCCACTCGCATGGGCCTGCTGACGCGCAAAAATCAGTTCGGCATGTCGGCAATGTCCCTTTTGACCGACACCTACAAAAACCTGGAGTTCGTTCAGTCCGTGTTTTTTGGCGATGCGGCCGGCATGACCACTCAGACTGTTATTGCTGTGGTCGACGAGGTGGACGGGCAGAAGGTGGGCGAAGCGTCATTCACGGAAAAACTGCGCGCCCATGCTATCGTGACGGAATCCTCTGCGTGGAAGCAGAAGCTTTCTCAGGGAACCTGGGGTGCTATCATTTACATGCCTGCGGGCGTGGCAACCATGACGGGGGTATAAACTATGAGCGGCACCACAACCAAGGCGGGTTCTCCCGTCGCCATCGGATGCAAACTCCCCAATGGTCTCACCCTTCAGTTCCGTAAGCGCCCAGGAACGCCGGAATACAAACTCAATGGGGCGAATGCGTCTCGAGTGATCGGTGGATATGGCATCACTACCATTCCGTCTGATTTCTGGGAGGAATGGAAAAAGGCGCACGTTGGTTTTCCACCGTTAGCGAATGGTCTGATTTTCGAGCAGTCCTCGGTTGCTAAAGCCGAGGATGAGGCGAAAGAGAAGGCCGCCATTAGGTCCGGTCTTGAACCGATTGACCCTAAAAATCCCGCTCCGGGCGTAACTCCAGTCTGAAGAGATCCATATGCCAGTAGCGACGCTTGATTATAGCGTGTGGTCAGCGCGCTACCCTGCATTGGCTGAATTTACCAATGCAGACCTCGCGCAAGCCTATTGGGATGAGGCGGGGCTCTACTTGGACAACACGGACGCATCTCCTGTGCGAGACCTAGGGAAGCGCAGGATACTCCTCGGTCTCATTACTGCTCATTTGGCGCGTCTTAATCAGCCAGCGTCTTCTGGTGGTTCCGATGTCGTGGGGCGCATCTCGGCGGCATCAGAGGGGAGTGTCTCTCTGTCCGCAGATATGGGGCCCGTGACAGGCTCTCAAGCCTGGTGGGTGCAAACAAAGGAAGGCGCTCAATATTGGGCCGCGACAGCCTTCTTGCGCACTGCCCGATACGTTCCAGGCTTTCCGCAGAGGTTCCCAGTATGGCCGTGAAGATCAAGGGAGGCGAGCGTATTCGGGCTTATCTTAAAGAGCTTGAAGGTAAGGTCCAAAACGCCAAGGCAGTAAAGGCCGGTTTTCTCGAAGGTGCGACATATCCAGATGGGACACCGGTCGCCTATATCGCATCTATTCAGGAATTTGGAGGAAAGGTGAATGTCCCAGAAAAGGAGACAACAGTCTATCGCTCCGTTAACCCCGATGGGTCATTCAAGCGTGATGGCAAGTTCGTAAAGCGAGGGTCATCCAACTTCGCCACGACCCACACAGTGCCAGCGCATGAAATCGTCATCCCGCCTCGTCCGTTTTTCCGTGGCGCGATCGCCAAGAATAAGGATGAGTGGGGAAAGGTTCTGGGTATTTCTCTCAAGCGTAGTGGCTACAGTGCGGCAACAGCGCTAGCCACTGTCGGCCAGAAGATGGTGGAGGATATTCAGGGCAGCATCATTGATTTTTCTGATCCCCCAAACTCCCCGAGCACTGTGCGGAAGAAAGGGTATAATAACCCATTGCTGCACACTCGCGTAATGCTTCGGGCCGTAGATGCCGAGGTAGACGAATGAACCTGTTCGGCGCAGTCACTGGCGTTGTATCGGCTGTCAGGCCACGGATACCTGCTACTCTCAAGGCCAGCAACGGCAGCACTGTCAATGATGATTTTTCAACGACACCTCAGTTCATTGAGGTCCGCATTTGGATCGAGGTGCAGGCTCTCACCTCTCAGGACTTGCAGCAGGTCGAGAACCTAAGTCAGCAGGCTGACATGCGTGCTGTCTACATTCGCGGTGGGATCAAGGCTCTCAACAGGCCGCTGCAATGTGGCGGCGATATCATCAACTTTTATGGATCAGACTGGCTCGTCACGCAGTCTCTTGAGGAGTGGGGGGACGCAGAATGGTGCAAGGTGGTTGTAACGCGCCAATTGCCGCAGGCGCAGGCCTGAAAGCCAGCATTACAGAGAGTGATGTCTGTACCGTTCTGGGTAATTGGTTAGAGTCTATTTTCCCCTCCACGACAATCATCCAGAAGGGTCAGCAGAACCAGTCCGCGCCTCCAAACTGCTCTTTCGCTCTCATGACGATCATCAACCGGGAGCGTCTCGCTACCAACGGCTGGGATTACACTGAAACAACTCGGAATGTGACCGAGCAGACGAAATTCTCTGTCCAGGTTTCTGTATTCGGGAAGGGGGCCGGAGACCTGATCCAAGCTGCCGCAGCGCTTTGGCGCGATATGAACGCGGTCGACTTCTTCGCAGCATCAGGCATGCCCATCGCCCCCCTATACGCGTCAGATCCACGCCAGCTTGGCTTCATCAATGCCGAGAAGCAGTACGAGGACAACTGGAGTGCTGATTTCCAGTTGCAGGCAAACATCACGCTGAATGTTCCGCAGCAATTTGCCGACAAACTCACCATCGACACGATTGAGGTCGATACAACTTATCCGCCAAAGGAGTAACAGCCAGTGGCTGGCATCCCCATTTCTCAAAAAGTCAAAGTTACGCCAGGCGTCCTGTCTGCTGCTGGCGGATTGAACAACCTGACGGGTCTCATCCTCACGCAAAACAGTGCTGCTGTCGCGGAAGGCACTGTGTCGGAATATACCGACGCCGCCTCGGTAGAGACTGCTTTTGGCTCAACGTCCAATGAAGCCAAGATGGCGACCGTCTATTTCAGCGGATATACCAATTCCGTTCAGACGCCCTCTCGCCTGCTGTTTGGGGGATATCCCACAACTGGCGCGGTGATGGGGGGTGTCCTGAGTAAGCTTCTCGCGGCCAATGGGTCTTGGAATGGCGTCACAGCTGCATTTGAGCCAGACTTGGCTGACAAACAGGCGTTCGCGACGTGGGTGTCCGGACAAAACAACACCATTTTTGGCGTTCTATGGGATACGGATGCTGAGGCCACAACGGCAGGCAGCACAACCTCCTTTGGAGCATGGCTTGCCGGGACAACACTGAGCGGGGTCACGGCGGTTTATCAGGACCCGCTAGCTGCCGCTCTTGCTCTGGGCTGGATGGCATCGCTTCCATTTGGCACGGCCAGTGGCCGCCGCAACCTGGATATGATCCAGAACGCAAATGTGACGCCAGCCGTTACTGATGGGACTATGGCGGACACGCTGCGGGCCAACGGTTACAGTTTCTATGGTGCCTATGCCAACAAGGGTGACAGCTTCCAGTTTTTCGATACTGGCGCTGTGTCTGGTCCATTCCTTTGGGCAGACAGTTACGTCAACCAGATTTGGATGAACGCAAACTTCACCACTGATCTGATCGACCTGCTCCTGAACACGGGTCAAATTCCATACAACACTGAGGGAGATGCGCTCGTAGAGGCATCCTTGCAGGACTCCATCAATTCAGCCCTGAGCTTTGGAGCGATCCAGACGGGCGTGACATTGACCGCCTCTCAGAAGCAGCAGATCAACAACGCTGCTGGGAATACGACGGCTGCGGACACCGTGCAGACGCAGGGCTGGTATCTCAAGCCCAACGTGTCTACCGCCCCAGCTTCCTACCGGGTCAAGCGAACCGTCCCGCCCGCGCAGTTCTGGTACTCCGATGGCCAGAGCGTGCAGTCCATTGATCTGAGCAGCGTTGAGGTGCAGTAACCATGTCTTCCGATCTTCTGATTACGTCCGCCAACGCGATCTATACGATCACGGTTCCTGGCCTCTTTAATGCACCCTTTACGCTGAAAAATTTCGCGGCTGACCGTGCCTTTGAGACCGAGGCGAGGGAACTGGCCGAAGAATCCATGTCTGTGGATGGCTACCTCAATGTGGGTTGGGTCGCCAATGCGGTGAGCCAGACTATCAGCCTGCAAGCCAGCAGTGACGAGGCCTCTGTGTTTGATAGCATTATCACCGCGCAGGACCATGAGCGCACGATTTACCGGCTTGGCGCGGTGATCCAGTTACCCGCCATCAGCAAGAAATATACCCTGACGCGCGGATATCTGCGCTCAGCCGTGCAGATCCCGTCAGCTGCCCGTGTTCTGGAGGCCCGGGCTTTTGAAGTGCGTTGGGAGCGGGTTGTCCCGGCAGCAATCTGATGGCGCTGAAGCAGAAAACTGTCACTATCCCGCATGATGGCGAGGATAAGGACAAGACGTTTGTCATCACCCGCATGAACGCCTTTGAGGCGGACAAGTGGGGGAGGCATGTGATTCAGGCGGCCATTGGTTCCGGGGCGTCAATCCCCGGCGTCGCTGATGGCGCGGGGCTGGCTGGCGTTGCAGCGGCGGGTATCAACATCTTCGGTGCGATGTCTCCAGAGCGTACGGACGAACTGCTCGATGTCCTGATGGACTGCGTTGTCTACGTGCCAGATCCCGCACGACCAGAGGTGACGATGCCGTTCAAATTGGCAGCGAAGTCGGGCCAGATCGAAGAAATTCCCACAATCGGCTGGCTCCAGAAGGAAGCCTTTGCTCTGCACGTGGATTTTTTCAAGGGCGTCGGCCAGTTGTTCTCCCTTCTGTCCCTGCTGCTGCAAATGGGAAACAGCGCCCCGTCGCCCGATGCCCCAACATCAGCGAGCGAATTGCCCTCGTAGTTAGCGAGGGCGTCGCCACCCTGCACGAACTCCAGACGATCTATGACAGCGAGGGCTTTGAAGACCTGCTGGAGATTGCTCTTGTGAAAAGATTTAACAGATGAACGGTATTCCTGAAAAATCGAAAACAGTTGCACTCACAGTGTCTGTTTCATTTCCTGAGGGCTTTTCTGAGAGCTTCTCTGATCTTATCAGCCGCCGCCTTTTCGATTTCGGATCTATTCTCAGCGATGAATTTTTTCGAAACCTCGTTGCGTGTCCCGGCGACAAAGCCACAGGACTGACAGACAACCTTGTCATCTCCCCCAGGCTCTCCATCCCTGACTTCGACGCCAAGGTCTCCGCCGCACTTCGGGCATTTCGGGCTGAATTGCAGGCTCCCCAACTCGCTCAT